ATGAAAACAATTATCTTATCAATAGCTTTATTATTTGCAGTAAGTTGCAAAAAGAATAATGTACAACCAGAAAGTTCAGTTAATACTAATCAAACATCTCAAGTTCATACAATTAAATGTGAATCAGATGTAGATGATACAACTAACTTCTTTATGTCTATTAATAATGTCTATAAGAATCCAGCTACTACAACTTATACTGTGAAAACAGGTGATGTTATCTTAGCAACTGGTCAAAATTTACAATCAGTAACTGAATTACATGTATGGATTTATCAAGATGGTCAGTTAGTTAAACAAGTTTCAGGTACTCCTGGTTGTTATACTACATATACTGTAAATTAATTTGAATAAAACCGATTTTTCTGAAGGTTTACTTGAAATTAAACAATAAATAATCTATACAAAATAATTTAACCACAATGAAAATTTCCAGATCAACTTATTATTATCAAAGCAAAAAGAAATCAAAGACAGGTAATTGTGTTTACCTGTCAATTGATTCTAATGAAGTTATATTTTATGTAGGTGCAGGTTCTTTACCTGATGCTTTATCACCATATAATAAAGGTAGAAATTGGACTAAAATAGCTAAAAAAGGTTATTATACTAAAATAATTAAACGTGATATGGATTTAAAATCAGCAATTTATTATCGAGATTCATTAATTAAAGAATATGGTTTAATTAAAGATGGAGGTACTTTAGTTAATGAAATAAGAATTAAAGAACGTAGAAGAGTTAATATGTCAGCTATATTAGATATAGAAACTGTCATAGCTGTTCGAAACAAGATTAAAGACATAGACTATTCAAATTATAATAAGAGTAGATCTAAGTTCTATAAAGAATTCCAAGCTTATCCTTTAGATCGAGTATTTCATATGAAGAAGTTTGGCGATGATGTAGGTTTATCATTACCAACTGTAGCTAAATATGTTGAAGAAGTTTATAAATTAAGTGGATTTGAAAGATGACGAATTTAATATTAATATTTGGTGTAATATCAATACTTGTATCTAACTATAGATTATCTAAAATAACTCTTAAAAATCATGAATTATCAAATGAAAATATTAAAATAAGAGAAGAGAATCTTAAACTTAAAAAAGAATTAACTATAAGAATTGAAAATGAATTAGCTGAGTTAGAATTCATGCTTAAACGAATTAAAGAAAATAAAAAATACAATTATGAAAACAACTAAAAAGAAATTCAGTAGTCCAATTAATAATCAAGTAGAAGAAATATTAAATCTACTTAATCCTAAAGATAAAAAACAAAAGAAAAATAAATAATCAAACAACCATGAGAACCACAACCGACTACAATTTAATTGAATCATTCTATTCTAAAGAACACATCATTAATGATATCGTAGATAATTATATAGATTCTATTCTAATGTCAGACTTAGAATATATGGATCTTCAGTATCTTTATAAATTAGATGAATTTGAAGAAAGTAATCCAGACTTAGAAGTAGATTTAGATCAATTATCATATGCAGTAATTGAAGAAGATAAAGGTTATAGACTTAAAATTAAATTTAAAACTAAAAATAAAGATTAAACTATGAGAACAAATACTTATGAATTATATGAAAAATATAAAAAGGAATTCATAATTAATGATATTAGAGATAATTATAATGATGATATCATGCATATTGAAGAATATCTAGATCTTAAAGCAGAAGAGATTATACAGAAATTTAGAATTGCATATAATGGAATTGAAGTAGCTAAATCAGAATTCTGTTATTGGGAAGAAGATGATTACTTTATAATGAAATGTATAATTGAAATTTAAGAAAAGGAGAACTTAATTGTTCTCCTTTTTAATGAGTAATCACTATAGGAAGTGACCCTTTATTTAAAACTACCCCACAACCAATTATCGGTCTTGCATTAAAAGATTTATTATAGGCAAATGCAAAAGCATTATCATCTATTCCACAACCAACTTGCATTGCAAAAAGATTATTAACTTCACTTTGACTTCTTTGAACATATTGTATAGTATGTAAATGACCTTGTACAACACTTATTCTTGAATCTTTCATTCTTTTAAGAGCATTGTTTGTACCATGAGTGTACATGATATTATTAATAACTATCTTATCTACGAATTGCCATGTATCAGGCGCATGATATAATTCATTCCATGTACGAGCATATCTTCTTGATAAACCTGTAGCAAACATCTTTCTATATAAGATAAGATCATGATTACCTACAGTTACAATAGCATTAGGGAACATTTCATACCATTCTTCTAATTGTAATGCAGCTTCTTCAGCTTCATCTCCAGCACTTAAACCGTCTGGATCCGTATTATGAAATGATGAATAATGGAAATCAGCTAAATCACCGATGAATATAACTGTACCACAATTAAATATTTCTTGTTGATGTCTACAAAATTGAAGATATTCTTTATGAGTAAATGGTGCATGAATATCACCGATGACTAAGATATTATCTTTATTTGTTTTTGTACTTTTAAATGGTTTAGTGTAATTAAAGTTTTTGTACTTTTTAAAATACTTTGACATTTTTCATGTGGTTATTTTTATAGAGCTTATTAAAGCTAGATATTGTAATAACTACTTTGTGTCAACTTTATCTTCAGTCTTTGGTTTATCTTCAGCAATGAGACCTCTTAATTTAGAGTCCATAAATGTCTTAATATACTTGATAAAATTCTTACCTGTTGTTTTTTGGAAATTCTCAGATATCGAAGTAAACTCAGTCATTGCTAAGAATGCTAATGAGATCTTAACGAAAGGTATCTGTTCGAATAAATATAATTCACAAAGATGTGCTGATATAATTAAAAGTTGATATATTAATGATTTAGTTATAGCACCACTTAATTTCTTACTGGTAATAGTTTCACCATTTTTTTTAGCTGCAATAACACCAGTCATTGTATCAATCATAATTAAGATTCCGACAGCTATCATTGCTGGCTCGATTGAAGAGAAAAATATAGCTAATCCAATAGATATTTTTTTAAGTAATGTTAAAAAAAATGTTTTCATTTCTTTGATTTAGTTATTTTTATTTTTTCCTTTTGTTCATCGCTCATAGGTATACCTTTATTCCAAGCTTGTCTACCTTTATTTGCTTTACTACCTATGTAAATCTTATTATTAATTAAATTTCTTATAGAATATATTACTGAATTCATAATTAGTACCTAATTCCGTTTTTTTTCATATCAGTCTTTGTTATATCTTTTTCTTGGTATATGTATACCATTAAATGAATTATTTGGATCTGGACTTAAGTCAGTAGTAGATGCATGATATTCTGGGAACAAATTTGAATTCTTGCATAAGTATACTGACATCCTCTCAGCATAAAACTGTGCTGTACTTAATACATTATCTCTTATATAATAAAGCTCTGCTAGATCTGCTGGAGTTGAATTGTCACTAGCTTGTTTACTAATAGATTTATTTCTAAATTTAAAGTTCATAAATGGTACAGCTTCATAAACTGTATATTGAACTAGAACTGGTATAATATAATCTTCAAGTAATATTTTATAATCACCTGTAATTGGAACTGGACTAGGTAAAGCTGGATTAGCAGCCTCAACTAATTGTATCATCTTTTCATATAAAGGTGTTCCAATTGTAGATTGAATATATTTATCTTGTGTTACTCTGATTAATGGCTCAAGTACTTTACCATCAACATTATCATTGATAATAGAATTATCTCTTAAGTACTGAGATCCTATAAATATAGTTTTAGTAGCTCCTGCCATGATTATTTAATTGGATTATTTTCTAATGATTTGTTTAAATCAAAAATTGTATATTTCTTTAAATTTAAAAGTTCTTCTTGGCCATTGATTCTTGAAATCTTTTTAAATGCATTCTCTAAATCAAGTTGTAATGGATTAATAACAGTCGATTGCATATATTCTAACTGTTCAGTAATCTCTTGGCTTGAACCAAGTTTACCAGATGTTTCAATACCAGCAATTGCACTTGTAAATTTATGTACTTGCATGATAGTACTTGTAATAGATAATCTTAAATCTCTAAATCTCTGATCACTTGAATTAGGTTGTATCTGAACAAACTCAGGAGCTTTTTCAGCACTTTCTGCATATACCATAGTAATATCTGCAGTATTTTCAGCACCTGTCATAGTTGCTACTATATCTCTTCTTTCTTCTTCTCTTTGTTCAGCTGTAGGTATACCTGACTTATTAATAATAATCATTTGTGGTGCGAAACCATTCTGAATATTTTTTAAATGATAAGTACTAATTTCATAAGAAGTTTTAATATCATTTAATGCAGGCATATAACTTGGTAAAGTATAATAATCCATACCTGGTGAATAAGTCTTAAAGAAGATTACTTGATCAGGATTATTCTTTCTATATTCAATGTCTTCATTTTTCATGACATCATATTCAGGATAAAATACAGGATAATTATCTTTACGTCTATAATTTAACCAGTCTTTACTGAAGTAGAAACCTTCTTGTTTATCTGGATTTCTTTTAGTATCACAATCATATTTAGCAATTCTCATCTTCTCATATGGTAAGTGTTGAATTCTAGATATAGTGGTAAATGTTTTATCCCATGAAATCATTAAATAGAAACCATTAAAGATAACTTTATCATAAGCAACTTTAGTAGCTATCATATTTAAGTCTTCTTTAAAATATTCATTTCTAATGAAAGGACTATCTTGTTCAAACCCACCGCCTGCTATCATATCAACTTTACGATCAATTAATACTCTATGAATTGGACTTGCATTTTGATATAAACGAATAATCTCTTGTGGGAAATCATTTTCAGGTCCGAATGAAATCCATGGATTAGCACCAAAGTATTCACTTACTAAAGGAGTACCTGTATAATAACGGCCAAAACTTTGGATTGGTGTTTTATTAAAATTTACAGTTTGTATTTCTGCCATTGTTTTTAAATTTAGTTTAAATATCTTGATTAAGATTTCCAGTATAACTTATATATTCTGTACTTGGAATACTGTCTGTATATGCTTGACCAGGTTGAGGACTTTTTCTTAAAACTTTAACCATACCTACTTCACAAACTTCATTTTCAAATGGAGTAGACGGATCTGTTGTAAAAACAGTATAGGTATGTTTACCCGTATTCAAATAAACAATTCCATTATCTAGATCTTCTTGATTAATATCATCGACTAGAGTTAATTCAAATTGATTATATCTTAAAGGATTATTTGAAGTATCAACTATAGTTATAGTTTTAGCTTCTTTAGTTGTTTCATCTAAAATAACAATAGAATATAATGCATTATTAATTGTATTTAATTCACTTATTGTTAAATAAATCTGATTAACTCCTGATTGTAATGTTATCATATCTTTAATATTCTTTCTTATGGATTAATATAATATTTAGACACTTGTTTAAATGAAAAAGGCAGTATCGGAATGACACTGCCTTTAGATATCTCGTCCAAGTTAATATTAAACAATTGTTAAGCTATCAATATAAGCTTGAGTTGCTTCTCTTGCTGGAGTAGGTTCTTTCGCTTGTAGACCAACTGTAACACCATTCATATCACCATAAGCTTTACCAACGTTTGCAGCTGAACTAATTAAGTTAGCACCATTTTGTTCTCCAATTAAGAACCATTTACCATTTTGATCTTGGATTAAAATAGTTAATTCTTTTTGAGCTAATACATATAACAAATCTCTTAATGAAGCTTGGTATTTATGGAAAACTAAATTTACATTTTGATTCCAGAAATTAGTTCCATTTTCAATAGAGTGTTGTCCTTCTTGTGTGAATTCTGCAGCTTCTGATGTTTGTTCAAACTCATAATAAGTTTCTCCACTAACACCTGAAACAATTGCACCATCAACATTATATGTATAGCTATCATCTTTTGAAAATGACTTGATTAAGACACGTTGAACACCACCGGTGTTATCTCTACAGCCTAATGCAAATCCTTCATTAATTATACATGCCATATTTTCTTTTTGATTATTTTAATTTTTTAAAAAAGAGTGCCAGATTCCTCTAGCACTCTAATCAATATTAGTTAGATCTTACAACTAATTCAGGGAAGTAGTAACCTGTACCTAATTTAGTTTTTGAGTTAATCTTAAATGATTGTAAATCCATTGAATACCATTCATTATAAGATAAATCATCATTACCACCGAATGCTACAACGATATTTTCTTTTGCAGTTGCAATGAAAGTACCTGCTGGAACACCTGTCATACCGTTAACTGAGTGAACAGTAGTTCCGATTGAACCCGGGTGATGTAAAGATGTAATACCTTTAGATTGAGTATCATAATTAAATAAATTGATAGCTCTTAAACCTAATAAGTATTTTTGGAAATCTGCAGGAGATAAATAGATTTCTAATTTATCTAAAATTTCAGAAGGTGCTGCAGCAACGATTGAATCAATATAAGCAACTGCAGTAGAAGAAGTAATAGCTACTCTTGTAACTGTAACTTCACCTGTTAATGCAGCAGCATTATAGATTAAACCATTACATAAATCTAAGTTACCTGTAACACCAGATGTTACAGTATCACCTTGCCAGATAATTTTATCTAATTCAATAGCGATAGATTCCATTTTATTTGCAGTGAAAACTTCTCTGAAAGTACCTAATGACTCAGTGTCATACGCTCTTTCCATTTCATAATCATAGTAGAATCTTTTTAAATCATCTAAACAGATTGATTGTGCAAATGTGATTGGACACATTGTAATAGAACCTTGAGCCATGATAGTAGAACCTGCATCTGTATTATTACAAAGTGCGTTAGTTCCAACCATTGTTGACTTAACGAAATTTAATTTGTAAGTGTCACCTAAAACACCATACTTCTTAGTTACTAAGTCACCTTTAATAGTGTTTGCTTGTAACACGATTTGCTTTGCTAAACCAGAACTAATCTCGTCTGTGTAAGCTGTTAACGCTGATACGTCTAATGCCATAATTTTAAAATATTTTTATTTTTTATTTGTTATTTCTTGTACTTTAGATAGGAAAGTATTATCTTTTCTATTTTCAGCCTTTTCAAATTTTCTTGTATCTAATGAAGGAGTTGCTGGAGCTTTCTTTAATTTCTCAAAAGATTCTTTAGTTGAATTTAATTCTAATTCTTTAGCTTCTAATTCAGCTTTAATCTTTTCTAATTCAGTCTTTAAAGATTCAATTTCAGGATTAACTTCTTCCATTTTAACTTCTCCAGTTACTGGTTCTTCTCTCATTTCTTCGATAACAGGCTCTTCTTTAGCAGCATCTGCTTTTATCCAATTAACCACAACCTGATTTTCATCTACTGTAATAGAATCGCCGTTATCTAAGGTGTAATCTCCCGCAGGAAGTTTCTCTAATTTTATTTCTTCTAAAGGTACTTTTTCTGAAGCTTCAGTTTCAGAAGAATCTTCTTCTTTAGCTTCTACAATATCTGAAATTTTACCTTTTGTAATTGTAATAGTAGAACCATCTTCTAAAACATAATCACCATCTTCAATCGCTTGTTCAGCACCTGCTTCATCGATTAATACAATTTCTGCATCTTTATTTAATTCTGCTGATTTAACTAAGAAGATTAAACCATCTTTAGTTTTAACGAAAGTAGTATCTGCTTTAGGAGTTTCTTCAGCAAATAATGCTTTTACTTTATCTAATAATGTCATTGTTTAGTATTAGTTTATTTATAATATATATAGATATTATTCTGCTGTATTAATAATTTTCTTAATTAAGGCTTCTTTGTCAGCATCATTAAGATTTGAATTAACAATAGAATAGATCATTTTTTCTTTGTTAGACTTGAACTCACTAAAGAATCCTTCAATTGAGAATCCAGTAAAACCACTTGATTTAATAGTAGACCATAATTCTGGATTATCAACTTTATATGTCATAAACCATGTACCAGGTTTAACATCAGTAAATCCTAAAGCTTTAGATTTATCGACTTCTGGATCTTCAACAATCCAACTTTCAATAACATAAACATTATTTGAATAATTATCTAAATGATCGAAATTAGCTTTAGTATGATTACAATTTTTTAAATATACTGATGCACATTCTTTAACAGTGTCAGCTGAAAACCAACAATTATAATATTCCTTTTTCTTTTCGTTATATCTTAAGATCTTAAGATCAGGTATCATAACAGGTCCAGTAATTTCTTGTTTATCACCTTGTGCTTTAAATTGTTCTTTAGTAGATTTATTAAATAACTCAACTGCTTTAAATAATTGGAATGACTTTTCAATAGCAGGATCTTTTACAATACTAACTGCCTCAACATCATCTCCATTTTCATCATTAAGTTTAAATTCAACTAAAGGTAATTCTTCATGTTTTTCCATATTAATTAATATTTTATTTTAACTTTTGTTTAAAATGAAGATCTTCTTTCAATAGTAGCATTCATATTTTGACTACTAGTAACTTCTTGACTTACAACATATGCTTTAATTGGCTGAGCTTGTCTAAATCCTTGACCGCCACCTTCCTGTGAAGCTAATCCAGTATTATAATCTCCACCACCGATACCATAAAGTTTAGGGCCTTGTCTTGATCCAGAACCTTCAACATTTCCGCCTGCACCTGCTGCACTTGGTGGTTGTAATGTAGGTGGTTGCGGTGGACTACCTGCATCAAACTTTTGTTTAGCAATTGTTGCTACTTGAATAGCACCCATTGCAGCAACTGCAGCACCTGCTAAAGCACCTAATACGATACCTACTGGACCAGGTACAGCTTGAATCATACCTGTTACTGCACTAACAACACCTGTAATTGTAGATATAACAGCTTGAGCAATCCTTAATTTTTTATCTTGCTCAAATGCTTTTCTTTTTATTTCAGTATTTCTATTATATTCAAGTAATTTTAATTCATATTCCTTTTGAGCATATTTAGCTTGAATCGCATCTTTTTGTTCAGATGTTAATTGTTCATTTGATAATTCAGCATCTCTTTGAGCTTCTAAATTAGATAATAAATTATCAGTATCTTCTTCATTTTGTTTAACTTTTTCTTCAGCTACTTTATTTTGATATTCAGCGGCTGCAGCAAGTATAGAACCTAATGCATTTAAACCTGCTGATACTTTTTCAATAGTACTAGCACTTTTATCATTAATTACTTGAAATGCATTACCTAAATTTTGTACAATAGCTGATCCTAATTTACCGGCATTACCACCAAGTCTTTCAAATCCACCAACTATAGAATCTGTAAATATTTTTGATGCATCATTAATTTGTTTATTTTTTAATTCTTCTGCAGCAATTTCATTTCTATATCTTTCTAAACTTGCATCTAATTTTTCAGCTTCAGCTTTCTTTTTTTGTTCTACTTCGTAATCTAACCAATATTGTTTATCAGCAGCTGCTTGTGCATCTAATTTACCTAAATATTCTGCAGCAGCATCATCTTCATCCTGTAAATTTTTATTATGTTCTTTTTGATGTTTTAATTCAGCATCTCTATCTTTTTGATCTTTATCTTGTTTTTCTTTAGCTTTTTCTGCATTCTTTTTAGCTAATTCTTCTTTTCTTTTTTGTTCTTCAGCTTCTATAACTTGAATTTGTACAGATGCTGCTTTAATAGATTTTAATTGTTCAGTTAATAATTTATTTTGTTCTTCAGTTAATATACCACCTTGGCGAACATAAGCTATAGTTTGTTCAACTAGTGCTTTATTAGTTTCAATAATATATTTTTGTTTAGCAATTTCTAAATCTACAGCATTTTTACCTGAAGCTTTAGCTACAGCTATTTGCTGATCATATGCTAATGTTTGATCTTCAATTGCTGTTTTAGCTTTTTCTGCATTTTTAACCATTGATTCAGCTTGTTTATCCATTGCTGAATTTGTTAAACCAATCGCATCTGTAAATTTATAAACTAAATCAATTACATATTGAATGATATCACCTATAGCTCGAAATGCCTTACCTAAAAAGCCAGACCCTTTAGAAAGTTCTTCAAAATTTTCAATAAGATATTGTATACCTTCAACTATTAAGAAGATAGGAATAGCTTTCATAGCAGATCCTAAACCTTGGAATGCTATCTTAGCTTTACCAAAATCGGCATTCTTAAATGAATCTGTTAATAAACCAAATGAAGATTGTAACTTTTCAATGCCTGTACCCTGTAATGATTTTGAACTATCTTTTAAATCATCTAATTTATCTTGTAGTTCATTAGCTTGTTGGGTAAGTTCTTTAAAACCTTTACCACCTTCACCTATTTCTAAAGCTTGAGACTTTAAATCTTTAATCTGTTTTCTAATACCAGATAATGTATTTAGAGTCTCTTCACCTCCGTCGGTTTTGACGTTTATTTTAATATCTGCCATTTAAGCGATTATTATTTTATCATATTTAATACCACAAATCCAATTTATAGTCGTAGCAGCAATACCTGTTACTGTTACTTTTAAAGAATCAGTAGCATTATCAGCTGTAGCTGCTACAGTAGCTGTAGCTAAAGATGCATCTGCTATTGTAGATGTTAATGTTAAAGTACCACCTACTAAAGAAGTTGTTCCTGCTACATTTTTAATAATACCAAATCCTTCCCATTCTTTACAATCACCTGTTGCTACATCAGTTGCTAATATTGTTAAATGAACTCTGTAAGCTGTATTAGATGCAATTTCAAATGGTATTGCTAAAAATTGGCCAAATGTACTTAAATCTTTAGGTGTAGCATTTGTAGTTCTTTCACCAAGTGAAGAAAATCCATTAGATCCTAAATCATCAGTACCCGCAATATTAACATTTGAATACATAATACCTGGATTATCCATGACGTTAACACATCCTACTAATAAACTATATGCTGTATTAATAATATTATTGGTACCACTTGTAATATTACACGTATTAAAACTATCTGTATTGAAAGAACCTGACATAATAGAATAAGTAGAAGTTAATGTATTATTATTACCGCCTAAGATAACTGAATTAACAGCACTTACCACATTAGTGGTACCACCTAATATAAGTGAGTTTGTTATACCAGAACTCATTGTTGAATTTTGAGATCCAATTATAATACCAGGCTTAACATTATTAGATGATGTTAAATTAGCTCCAAAATTATCTTTAAATACTATGATATCACCAGAACCTGCTGAATTATATCTACCTTCAACTAAGAATCCATTGGATCCACCTCTAATATAAGCTCTACTTCCAGTTGCTGCGTTAATAGTAACATCACCTGTTAATCCAATACTACCACCAGAACCACCAACTAAATCTGTTGATGTAGGTGTCATGTAAAGATATGATTCACCTTGAGCTCCACCATCTGTACTTAATGATACTTCACCTGGACTACCAAAATAATCTAAATCTAATTGACCACCTGCACCAACAGATGTTAAAAAATTAGCAGAAGTAATAGATTGATTACTAGTTACTACTATATTATATGAACCTGTTACATTATCTGCAGCTAATACTTGAGATAATGTAGGTGAACTACCGCCTATTAATGGTATCTCTATTGAACCTGTATCAGTACCAATCCATAGTTTCTGATCTGGTACATTAAAAAAGAATTCGGCAGCTCTAATGTCAGTATTTAGCCACGTACCGTCAGTAAAATCATTACTTGGGGGTACAGTAGGTGTAACACCTGTTAATATTGAACGTTTTATTCTGTGTCTTGCATCTATTTTGTTAATTGACATATATGAATTGGTTAATTTATATTAATGGATATATTTTATGAATTAATGTTTCTTTAAAATATTTTATCTTCTTGGCTATCAACATCTTTAATAGCTGAAGTACTACCAAAATTAAGTACAGCATCTTGACCTAAATTAAAATCATTATATGGCTGTGTTGAAAATGGATTAATAACTGTATCTTGTCCAGATTCAATATCATTATAAAGAATAAATGAAGATCCATCAGGTGCAAAATAAGTATTACCAACTATAGTTACAAATGATTCTGTAACAGTATGATTGTTACCGTTAATAATAACCACATGATTTACATTATCTGGTATAATATTATTATCACCGATAATTACACTACCTGTTGAATTAAATCCTATTGAATTACCATTACCATTAACTAATGTAGTACCTGAATTTATAAAATTTTCTTTACCAAATTCTAAAGATTTAACTGGACCAGCATGTACTGGAATCTCAGTAAATATATGTCTTCCTCTTTTTTCTCTTGGTTTTCTATTAACTTTAATTAATTCAACAACACTAGGTTGATTTGAAGTTGGAATATATGTAATTTTATTTACAATAAAATAATGACCTCCGTCATCAGTTAATCCATCAATAAAAATAGAATCATTATAATTAAATTGAGCAATATCATTTGGTGTTAAATAAATTTTACATTTAATTATTCTACTATTTTTATCAGTAATATCTTCTAAATAATCTTTCCAATATAATTCAATTAAATTATTATTTGTTATAGTAGTTAATTCTGGATAATAAGCAAATTTAATAGTGCCAAAATTATAATCCATTGTAGAATCAATAGGTTGGTCTAAATGTCCACAATATGGATAATAATTAACAGGTGAACTACCCACTAATTGTAAAGTATTAACAGTAGATCTAGGTATCGAATTCTTTCTTAAAAATCTAATATTAAAATCTGTAGCACCATAAATTCCTGTTTTAGCATCACGTTTTGCAATTTTAGGAATAAATATATCAGTAGATCCAAATACTTTATCTACAGGTGTTGGACTAAATATAACATCTATCTTTTTTTCACCATCAATCCATTCATTATCTAATGTTTCAACATATTCACCAAATACTATATTAAGTTTATCTGTATAATTAGTATTATAAAAATCTTTATCTGGTTTATATGAAAATTTAATATTTTTATTCTGTTGTTCACTTATTAAAGTACTTTCAATCTTATCTGTATGATCTACTTTAGATGTCCAATTTTTAATTTGACCATTTGTATAATATTCAGTTCTTGGTATAAATTTTAAACGTCTTGGATTATTTTTATCTGGAATAACCATTAAATTAAATAATGTAATTACTGATTTAATATAATCAATTTGTTTTATATTTTTAGGTATAAAATCATTAAATTCAATATAATTATTAATAATACCATCAGTATATACTTTATTATAAAATGCTGTACCTTCATCTAATATATGATATACAGATGTTTGATTTGCAATTGATACTTCAACCCAAAATATTTCACCTGCTTGAGCTGGATATCTCCAAGCATTATTTGTATAAACTGTACCACCTATACCAGGAACAACTGGTGCTGGAGTAATACCATTATCTAATATTGGACCAAATACTGTAAAACTTTTATGCGGCATAATATCATATACAACAGCAGGCGCTGGTATCTTATCAACTCTATAATTAACTTGACAATATACATATGGTAGTGATCCTACTCCTGAAGCTAAACTACTTCTATAAAATCTTATGTACCATGAGTCAACAGTAGCTGTTCCTGGAATAAAGTTTGCTGTATTATATCCATATGAAAGATCTACCATGAATTGTTGTACTCCAGGAGTATCTGCAATATATTTATGAGATAATGGATTATATAAATTAGAATAATCAAATCCACCATTAACTGAATCATTATCAAATGGTAAATCATAAGCAGGTGGAAATAATGAACCTGTATTAATAATAGTTAAAGGTTCAGTTAAAAAAGCTTTAAATGTTTTAATATCACCTTTATCTAAATTATCAGTACCATTGAATGGTATTATAGTTTCAGCAAATATTTCAGAATCAATAAATGTACTATCTAAACTAAATCCATTATTAGCTAATATCTTTTTAAATAAATAAGTATTTGAAATTGCAGGTTTAAATATTGCTGGGTTTAAACCATTTCCAGTAGTACTATATGGATTACTATTATCTATTCTTGTAATTGTATAAACTGATGTATTATTTGGAACTACAGTCCATGGTACAGATACAGTTAAAGTAATACCATTATTACTAGATATAGTTCTAGTTTGACCAACTCCTTGGCCAGATGCAATATAAACTTGATATGTAGTAAAAGCATTAATTGCCCAAATTTTAGTAGAATCAGTTAATGTATTAGATGTACCAGAAGTAGCTGTACCGCTATCGACATCAATTGAAAGTACACCTGAATTCAATTCTGAAACACTTAAATCATAACCATAATCAATTAATGGATAATAATATCCTAAATCTTTAGTTGATGCAAACCATGAAGCTTCAATATTAGCAGATGTTCTATTATGATTTAATTCTGAAAAATCTATATCTAATTCCGAATTAGAATTACCTCTAATTAATTTATCACCTAATGTTTTTACTAAATCTATAGTATCACCATAAACTACACATTCATAACTAACTACATTTCTATTCTTTACATTAATTTTTGTTAATTGAAAGTTACCATTAAAAATAGGAATGCTATCATTTAACATGTAACAAGGCGTTTTCTTAGATGGATCAAATGTCGCATCAGCTCCAATATTGAAAATGTGATTTAAAAGTATATTATTATTCTTTGTAGCAGGAATAGTGAAAGTTTGAGAGAATGTTGAATTTCTCTTACTAATATCTTTAATGTCAGCAACAGAAATTGACAAACTAATAGGTTCATCACCATATAAATCAATTTGGCCAACTGTATCAGATGTTCCGTTTACAAAAAGTTCTAATTGATTATTCATTTTAGTTACGTTGATTATTTAATGGGACTGCTTTAGAATAGTTAAATGAATAATTTAATAATTTATCATTAACTCTCTTTTTAACTTCAATACTTGCTGTATCTAAGACTATTGGAGTAATTACACCGTCTGAATCTAGCGTATAGATTTCAATTGAATTATATAACTCATATGAAAGCCATCTCGCTGTCTCTTCACTGATCCAATCTGTATTTACGACATATGTTTCTTGTGCATTAGTATTAATTGCTGTTTTACCTCTATCACCTACAGAATAACCTAAAGGTAATGTCTTAACAAAGTAATCTTTAGTTGTATTAATTGTTGTTCTGCTTAAAAGAGTTGCTGTATAATAGTCAAATTGACCTAATGAGTTTAAAAACATGAAACGTACAGGTTCAAACTTAGAACATGTTAAATCTAATTCAAATGTTTTAAGTTCTGATATAGGTAAATATACACCTGGATCACCAATTGGATCAGGTCTTACATAAATCTGTAATGTATATTTACTAGTGGTTGAATCAATAACATCAATTGCTAAAAGATCTTGACTTAATTGGTTTAAATTCCATGGATATGCAGGAAATTCAATTATTCTATTGTTAGTAATAGGTTGAGTTGACATATTAAGTATCTGTACTATAAATGGAATTCTAAGTGAACCATCTAAGTTATATCCACCTACAACCATATAATATTCATAAGCAGGATTATCATTGATATCACCTAAATTCATAAAACCAATAGAACCTCTTTCATTTAATCTCGTTAATACAGTTTCAGGTTGATTTGTCAAGAATCTTTTAGTAGGACCATCTAAATAAAAATCTGTATAATCCCATGTTGGAATTTGTTCATATTGAAGAACACCATTAAAGTCATATCCTTCAACTTTTACTTCAGATTCTTTAATACTTATATTAGTTAAGCTAAAACTATGTGAACCAAATCCACCAGTATCAGCATCCATATAAGCTATTAATCTTAAATCACCTGAAGTTCCACAAATTACTGTAGCATTAAATGTACCAACGCCTACAAACGCGGTACTTAAAGTACCACCTAAATCAATTGTAATATTTTGACCATTACCACTTGGATTATTAATAGTATCTACTGTAATACTTATATCATATGAAATTCCAGGTGTAAATGATCCACCTGTATATGAACTATAAAAAGTATCAGCACAGCTTATATCAGGAATAACTAATTGCATTTTGTTTGCAACACTAATTCCAAATGAAGATGAACAACCTGGATGAGAATCTGTAGTCCAGTAATTAGTACCACCTAAATATTGAAAATGTGGATTTAACATTAATTCATCTCCTTGTCCAATAAATTGAGTCTTTCTTTTATCAGAAAATGTTACTCTACCTGTTGATGTTACTACTCTATATGAAACAATGTTATCAACAGTAGCTGAACCACCTGTACTAACATAAACTTCAAAATCATCTCCTGTAACATTAGTTAAAGTAAATGTATGAGTTCCTGTAGTTGTAATTGTATGTAAAGTACCAGCACCTATAGCAACTGTCATTGTTCCTGTTAGTGCTATTACATTTATTGAAACATAATAATCTTCACCTGGTGTAAAAATACTTGATTGAGCTAATGAAGCTTCATTTGAAGATGTACAATGAGCATTACCTCCTGATATAGTCCATAAACCATTAGTGTCCCAAATACTAGTATTAGCAAAAGTTCCATTCTGGATTCTATTTAATTCAACTTGGAATGTCACATTAACTAAAATAGTTTTTGAATCAATAACATCTACTACTTTATAGACACCATTGTAATGTGAATAAACAAATCCAGGATCTTGGGCAATTAAAATATCATCACCAACTTGGAATGAATGATCTTCAGTATTTGAATAAAAAACAGAATACGAAGTTGATGTAAATGTATCTGCTACAATATTATCAAATTCCCAGTATACAATATATTCTTCACCACAAACAACTTTATACTGATCAATACAATTAGAAGATGCTGTATCTGCTATTACATTTTGACTTAAATCATATGAAAGATAAGATTCAAGAATTCTTGCAGGTGAGTAAATAGCTTGCGTTGTACCTGGTCTAGGTAATAATCTATCTCTATTTACAAATACACCATTTACATAAGTATCAAATAAGAAGTTAAATGCTTCTTGTGAAGTTTGATTAGAACTTACTTTAGTATAAATAGGATTATATGCAGTTTGAACTAATACAGGTTCATCTATAATTGTTATAGCCATTTAAAATTAATTTAATTTATTATAAATATCAGAATTCAATTCTTGTTTATTCAGATAATGATTTATTAATATCATCTTCATAAGCTTTCGCGATAAATTGTTGTAATTCATCTGAATCAAAGATCTTTTCTAAGATTTTATATTCTGAATTTAGATATGGGAAGTAATCTTCAGCTGATATCTCATAATTACCTTTACTATCTGCTGATACGTGAATCGATTTCAGTAATTTACCTGTCTTAACTAACTTGTTTCTTACTATGGATTCTCTAATCATATCTTCTATTTTACGAGCAATGATTGAATAGTCCATTAGTAATTATTAATTAATTGATAAGCTTTAATATTAGTTATAGCTGTGAAAATAATGCTAAATGTTAATGGCATCAAGGGTCTAATATCTGTAAACTGTAGAATGATAGAAGATATTAAAAATAGATTAACTAAAATGACCCAAATTATAAGTAAAGGACTTACTTTATAAAAATTGATAAAAGTTCTCATTTGATTATGGTTATTTTAATTATATATTGAATTAATTTGCGAATACTATACTTTTATACCTGTTGTTCCTGTATTTTCTAAAGCTTTTATAACATCAGGATTATTATCATAATGTGTTCCTATACCTAATTCAATTATCTTTTCAATCTTAGCTTTATTAGAACCTGTAGTATAAATTCTAGACTCAGGTATACCAATTGATTTAGCAAGATTAGTTAAATTAGCTTTATCATTTCTAGCACTTATAATAAAAACATGAGTTCCATTCTTCATTAACTCTTTAGCTTTTAATTTATAAGTAGCTTTAGATAAAACACCATCATAATCAAATGATACTTTTTCTGAAGCCATTTTATAACCTGATATAATCTCAGCTACACCTTGTTGTCTAGCTTTCTTTTCAGAATCAGGTCCAGTATAGCATTTACCTGATTGACCCCATTTATGACCAGGTTTTCCATTAATTTGACATTTATGTACAGGCATATTAAATATCTATAATTTTTATTTTATATTCTACTAATGGTAAAAGTTTTACCCACATAAAATTTTCATTAATACATAAATTTATTTCAGTTTGTGAAATAATCCAATTATCATTAGCATCTTGTATTGGTCCAAAATATGAATCCGTATCAAATTCTTGACCAACTAATAAATCTTTTTGTTCTAAGGTTAATAAACCTACATATATTGTTTCCATAATTATATTTGTCTTCCTAATCTTGTTTGATATTGTTGTACTATCGTATATAGAGTAGAAACTTCTGTTGAAGTTAAACCACTTGATGTACCCATTAATGCAAAATTTCTATTAACAAATCCATTACCAGCATTACTCAGATTTCTCGCACCAATATATAACTTAAGACCACTTCTTGCTCCATTATTTGCAGTAACATTAGTAGAACCAAGTTGTGAACCATTCTTGAAATGTCTTAAATCGGTTGATGAAGTTCTTGATGAGGTATAAAAACCTTGTCCATCAGTATTAGTTGTAGAAATATTACCACCACTACTTGTTGAGTTAATTGATGTAATCATATTATTAGTACTTGTTCTAATCTGTAATTGGTCACGTTGTTTTATAGTATTTGCTGCACCCATATCAATCGCATTAACTGCTGCTGCTGCTGATGTTCTTGAGTACGCAAATAAACACTCACTATCTAAGGCAAAATTGTTTGATGGTATTAAATGAGTATTACCAAATCCATTTATACCATCAAATGTAACACCATCTGAATTATGTGTAATACCACCAGCAAATGTGATTCTAAAAGCAGCATCTAAATCTCTTGGGTCTTTAAGATTATATTTGTGTGTTGTGGCTGTACCACCAACAAATGGATAAAGTGTATTTATCTTAGTCCATAAATTATTATTCTTTAATTCATTTACTAAATAATGTAAAGCTTCAATATGTGTAGGATCTGTTAATCCTGCTGCTCTTACAAATTTTATTGCATCACCATCTCTACTATAAAGTAATGGCATTTTTAAATAATAGCTCATTAGTAATTATCCCTCCACATACAATCCCATTTAGCATCTTCAGCATTATAAATTGCCATAATGTACATTGTTTTATTTATTATTGTTGTAGTAGGTGCAGGCTGATCTCCACTAAATCTATAAATAGCATTAAATAATAAAGCTCTAGCTGTACCATTATCTTTTATTCTAATTAATATAACTTGACCTTGACTAGGTGTTCCAGTAGGAGCTCCAAATGTTGGTGCAGTTGCTAAAGCAGTTATAATATATTCATCGTCAGTATCAGCACTTGGTGTAGGAGTTGCACTACTTACAATTGAAGTAACTCTTACATTTCTTTTACCATTCCCATCAATTGAAGCAGTTATTGTACCAGCACCATTTTTAATTTCTAATACATTATCAGTATCAGCAGCAGAACCTCTCATTAAAGATAAAGCACCATTAGTACTATTAGTTGTTATTTCGGCTAAAGGTGTACTAATCTCATAACTCGCTTGTAATGTTGGTGTTGGAGATAGAATTGTTGACACATCTCTATATCTGATATTACCATCAGAACCATCTCTAACTAATACTTGAGTTAAAGCATTATTGTTTGAAACATCTTTAATATTTAAAGTAGGCACATACACAGTATTTGATTGACTTGCAACCATATTAATACCACCTAAAATAACTGAGTTAGTTACTCCACTATTAACTGTTGAATTTTGAGATCCAATTATTAAAGATGGTTTAACATTATTAGTTGTTGTAAATGAAGTTGAAAAGTTATCAATAAATTTTATAATTTCAGTTGATCCACTTGCATTATATCTACCATCAATAGAAAAACCTAATGTACCTGTCCTCATTGATATTCTTGATGAATTACCTACATTTAATGATGCAACTGTAGATTGTAAACTTAATGATGAAGATAATCCAACTAAATCAGCTGAATTTGGTGTTAAATAAAGATATGCCTCAGATTGATTTCCACCATCAGTACTTAAACTTACTTCACCTGGAGCTCCAAAATAATCTAACTCTAACATACCTAAACCATCAGCTGATTGTATATTCTGACCAGTATTCATTATTATATTATGAGTACCTGACGTATTACCTACACTTAGAACTTGAGATAATGAAGGTATAGTAGCTGTTGCACTTAAAGTACCGCCTGAAAAGTTTAAACCTGATCCTATTGTAACAGAACTTAATAATTTACTACCATTAAAATATGCTAATGTATCAGCAGTACTCCCAGTTAAAATAGCTGAAGTTAAACTGATATTTGGATCTAAATTAAGGGTTATTTTCTTAGCAGTTACTACACTAGTTAAATTGGTACCACCTGAAACAGTTAATATATCATTAGGAGTCGTTGCACTTGTTTGAAGTCCACCATCATCTTTAATTGTTAAGAATGTATTTTGAGCACTTATAGTTGGAGTACCTACGATTAAACGGAAGTAATCCATATTTAAGTTAAGGGTACCACTGGTAGAATATGTTGTAATAACTACTTTACTAATTAAACTTGTAGTTGGTGCAAACGCTGCAATAGGAATCGAAATGATTTGCCAGTTTGTAATATCTGTACTACTAAAACCTCTTTGGCCATGGTAGATATCTACTATATTACCAATCTGTACACCACTAGCTGATTGTAAAGTAAATCTTAATCTTCTTGTAGTAGTCCATGCTACATTATTCTTAATAGCAAACTGAATTGTATTCTGAGTTGTAGTATCAAATGGTGTACTATTTGTAAATACAATAGTCTTAGCAGTAGGTACGTTAGTCAATCTAATTGATTTAGTTCCATTATAAAAAATATTAGTTGCATTAAAATCAATTCCTGTAGGATAATTTGTACTAGTATTCCATTCACTAGGAGTACCTGTATTCTCATCATATACTAATGTAATAGGAATTGGAATAACTACAGCACCCGCTGGCACATTAATGAATGTAACTTCAATCTGAGTACTTTCATCAATATCTGGCTTAACTGGATTAGTATCAGGAGTACCTTCAACTACTGAGATATTACCATTAACATCTGCTATAATTAAATCAATACGATCTAATGAAGGATCACCCGGATTAATAGTTACATTAGTTGCACTTGCTGTATATAATTGACCTGATATAATATAAACTAAATCTGTTACTGCGAAAGTTAAGCCGCTTAAGAAAGAGGCTCCACCTGATATCAATTCATTTTGATAAAATACTACTGATTCTAAATCTGTAATACGTTGTTCATGATCTTGAATAACTGGACAGTCAGGTAAAGTTTCACATGTCAAGTATTTAACATCTACTATCTGGCCTTGACTAGTTGGACCAGTTGCTGAGAATCCTGGAATCTCTTCAATTGGCATGCCACAGAAAGTATTCAGATTAATTATCTGAAAGTTTAATGTAAATTGCCAACCTGCACTAATATCATCTTTAAACTCTTCTAATGGCAAGAAATCAATATCACCAATTAACTTTACTTTACTTCTTACATAAAATGGATGCTGATTAAACTCATTTACGATATCCTGGCAAATTCTTAAAGTATCACTATGAACATCTCTTTCATTACCTTCACCTGGAGTAGTAGTGTCTACAACCTTACAAACGAATCTAACTTCTTGAGTCTTATATTCATTATAAGCATTAGCTTTAAGTGAACCAAAATCTGGATAAACCTGAAATAATGGAAATAAAATATCATCACTGTTTTCTAATTCCCAGTTTTTACCTAAATAAAATGTATTAATCTGAAAATGTCTTCTAGCAATATCAGTTAATAATTCAATTATTTGGTTATATGTAAGTACGCTAGCCATGTATTATTTGTTTTGTTTTAAGATATCTTCTCTCTTTTTATCTTCTACTTCTTTTTCTTTCCAATATGATAATAGGTTTAAACAGTTTATAAAGTTCTGATCACATACTTCTTCAAATCTTGTGATATCACCTTTAGCTAATCTTTCAATTAAAGCAAACCAACTCCATCTTCCAAATCCATATTTATTAAATCTTTCAGTCTCTTCATTCATCTTCTTAATTTCTGAGGCTGTCATACCTCGAGTCGTTAATGCTTGCGAATTGAAAAGGCCTTGGTACTTTTTATTGTAGATGTTTTCTCTCCAGCTAAAAAAAAAGCAAGACTTGCGTAAATATCAACCATTTTAACTCTATATTTAATATCTATTATAGAATCAAATACCTCTTGTGTAAATTTAATCATCTTATTATCTTCAATCGGTCTTAATAAAAGACCAAACGCAGTATCTAAACGATGTAAATCACTATTCTCTTGTTTTAAAATAGTCTCAAATGAAACTATTTCACCTAAAGATAATTTATTATAGTTTGTAATAATAGTATATTCTTTATCTTCTACTATAATTTTTTCTTTAGGCTCCATGGATTTAAAGTCTTCTAATACTGAAGTATCATTAACCCAAGTAAAATGAGTTAACAATTCTTTAAAATCTTCAAGATTCAAGTTATATAATTCCTTTTCTAATAACTCAGGTTTATCAGATAAAAGTGCAATGACTTTAATATCCGAAGCATTACTATCTAACTGAATCTTACTTTCACCTATCTTAACAATATCAATATATTGCCCTAAGCTTAACTCTTCATATGAGTTTGCAATGTTAAATTCAGTTTCATTTATGGTTAATGTTATCATGATAATATATATTAATTTTTAACAGTTGTTTCTAATTATCTTGAGACAACAAATGATTTTGTAAAAGTATTCGTATTAGCACATTCTAATGCAATTGCCGTAGCCATCACAATATCATCATGACCGAAAGCCGCAGCAAACTTAACGCTACCAGTTGGTGTAAGCTCAGCTGTAAATGCTGAGAATTCTCCTTTAAGTACTTCATCATTTAATAACTTAATCTCTTTCTTACCAACACAAGCAATAAGCTTATTAATAATATCTGGTTTACTAGTACCTGTAGTTGCAAATGGATTAATATTCATAACGCCTTCTCTTTGCAACTGCTGAATAACCGGAAGACCCTGATTATTACTCTCAATATTAATCTTCTTAGGATTCCATTTCTTAAAGAACTTCTTAAGCTCTGTAGTCAAATATCCAATATCTGTATTATTAAATCTAAGCATATCTACCATTTCCTTCTTAGAATTTAAACATATAGCTACTGTATAATCTTTCTTAAATGCAATATCTACACCAATATAATATTGTTCGCCAGATATCGGTTGACTAGGCTTTAATATCGCAACATCTTTAATATTCTTAAAGCAACCAGCACTATCAATGAACTCACCTAAATATTCCTGTCTGAAGATTTCATCAGGCAGTACCAGTTGCTGTTCATTTATAAATTTAATGTTAGCATAAGGGTTATTGAAATAAGTCAGTTTAAATGACTTATAATCTTTATCATCTCCAGATAAACCTTTATTATATAATCTTGCAAAGAAGTTATTACCCTTAGGTGTACTACAAAACAAGCACTTCTTACCTCTTACAGTTAGTGTTGGAGCTAAGATTGTATTCCATGTTTCTTCCTTAATAAATGCGCACTCATCTAAGATTAAATGGGTATTCGAGTACCCTCTTAATGTATTCTCAGATAATGCAGATCTAAATAAAATAGAACTTAAATTATTAAAAACTATCTCACAATAACATGAATGGATATTATAAGTCTTAACAATACTTAAAATAGGTT